TTTTTCTAAAATATCTATTTTGTATTCTTTTATATAATTGATATTTTCATTTATTTTACCACCTATAGTATTCTCAATTGGAATATAACCATGTGTTATTTCTTTATTTTTTAAAGCAATAAATATATCTTTAAATGAATGGTAGCCTATAATTTTTTCATATTTATTTTTTAAAAATTTTCTTAAAGAATTATATGAATATGAACCTTCTTCACCTTGATAACCAATTATCATTATACTATTATTAAATAATTATTTTTAAATTTTAATAATATTTACTTCCGCTATTTTTGATATTTTATCAACTATTATATCATTCCTATAATCTTCAATATATCTAATATCCTTTATTCCAGATGCACATAATATCTTCATACAATTTACACAAGGATAATGTGTAATATAAGCTGTAGATCCCAAACAACTCACCCCTCTCTTAGCGCAATCGGCCACGGCATTTTGTTCGGCATGTATCGTAGCCTGTTCGTGATTATCTCTTACGATTGATTCATGGGGTTTTCCCGATAAAAAACCATTATATCCCTGAGAAATAATTCTATTTTCTTTTACTAATAAACACCCAACCTGTAATCTTTCACAAGGAGATCTTGTACTTGTTATTTTAACAATATTTTTAAAATATTCATCCCAGCTAGGTCTACTCATTTACATTTATTTCTAAATAATCTTTTAAATATTTAATCATCAAGATATACAAATTTTATATGTTTATCTCCCGATACGATAAATTCCCCATCTTCATCCACAAATACAATATGAATTTTCTTACTCATTTTTTAAGATTTATATTATAATTATTTTCAAATTTATTTATTAATATATATATATATGTCTAATCAAGAAAAAATACTTACTTCGGCTTTTAAAATGTGTAATTATATTTCTATTTTTTCTAGTATAATTATGATTATCGGTAGTTTAATATTTGGTATTATTTCAACATATCATTTATCAAATTCAGAAACTGTTGAAGGAATCATTTTAAAAATTATGGGCGATAAATGTTACAAAAATGACTCAGAAGAAGAAGAAGAAGAAAATGAAGAAGAAGATGAAGAAGAAGATCCAAATTTAAATACTAAAGATTGTTTTTTACTAATTGGATACAATATAAAAGGCTCAAATAATCCGTATCGGTACTCATATAATCAAGAAGAATCTTCTGTTAATGCGAGCGATACCGATGAAACCTATGATTTTGATTATACTTCCTCTATTCTTATTTATAACTCTTCTGATTATAATGTTGGTGATAAAATTATGATAGATTATAATACTAAAATCCCTACAAATATTAGTTTTCATATTAATTATGTTTTATATTTAGTTGTTTCTTTCACACTATTATTTTTCTCTATCTTAAATATTTATGCTAGAACATCCTTATATGAAAATGAAATCGTTCAACAATATCTTATGTTAACATGTTTCCGAAGTTAAATTTTATCTTGTAACCAAGATTTCATTGATCTCATTTCTTCTAATATACCACTATTTTCATCATGATTAGAATTTTTTTGTTCTAAAAATGTTATATTATATTTATATTTTTTTTTATATTTATCATATGATTCTTTTGCCACATCAAAACCTATTGTATCATCTTTTTTACCATGACATACCCAAATATCTTGTTTATATTTATCTTCATCTGTAACATTAGGTATATCTCCTTTAAATCCTATGAGACCACCTAATTTTTTAGGATATGTTATCCCCATATCCATCGCCATTGACGAACCTTGTGAATAACCTGCAATAAATACTTTTTTTGAACTACCATGATAATCAACAGCTTTATCAATAATTTTATGTAATCTTTTCCTAATAACTTTTAATTGATCTTCATTAATACATTCTTTTTTATAATGATATTTCGTATAATAATCAAACCATGCTGTATATATATTTCTTTTGTAACATGAAATCATTCTTAAAGGGGCTTTAGGATGAAAGACTCTAACTTTCATTTCTTTAGGAAAAAGTTTAAGAATCTTTTTTGTAAAATATTCATTATTCTTAGGTAACATTGTAAAACCATGTAGAAAAATTAGTGTGTGTGTGTATTTCTTCATAATATTAAAAATATTTTTATTTATTTATAATTTTTAATTATCATGTTTAAATTTGATTTTTATTAATCATATTTTTTAAATAAAATGTCTGACAATATTACTGACGATAAATGGTTAGATTTTGTTCTTATTTGTAAACCAGAACAATCTGGTAAAACATTCATCATGATTCAAGAAATTATAAAAGATTTTAGCGAAGTTCACGATGATAAAATAGTTATTAATTTTATCTTATGTGATAATAATTTATTATTAACAAAACAAACAAGCTCAAGAGTCAGTGATGATTTAGAGGAATATAAAGTAGGTAATGAAATTTATTTAGAATTATCTTCTCATAAAAGAACAAAATATCACGAACATGGTACAGTATTTCATGCTATTATTACTAAAGGTATAAATAATATTATCTGCTGCACAAATGGTAAAAGAATGGATGATATTTATCAATTAATTCAAGATTTTAATAAAAGTCCTCTTACGAAAGATAAATTTTGTTTCAAGATTTGGCTCGATGAAGCAGATAAATTTGGTAAATTTATTGATGATACACTATATCCAGCAGTGAATAACTTTGATAATATTAAAGTTTTCTGTATTACAGCAACTCCTCAAAGTCTTTTTAACAAATATAAATATATGAATGTTTATCCTATTGAAAAAACTACTGGTCCTAAATATCATGGCTGGAATGATAATATTGTTAAAATTGTTGATTTACAAGTTAATTATTTAGAATTTATTAAACATGTCCTTCTTAATATTTCAAAGGAAAATATTGTTCCTGGTTCCAAATGGTTTATTCCAGGTTTAGTTTATAAAAGGTCACATTTAGCAATTAAGGACTTTTGTAATGATCTTGGTATGGCTGTAATAACTGTTAATGGTGGTTTTAGTGCTGAATATGATTCAAGAGGTTTTAGACATTTTCCACACGGAAAATCAAAAAATGGTATAATTTTAACTTTACCAAATAAGTTACGATATGAATATAGTAAAGATGATAATTTTAATGTGAAATTAATTGATATTTATTTAGAACATAATCTTAAAAGATTTCCTCTTGTTATAACTGGAAATGTTTGTATTGGACGAGGTATTACCATCAATACTGATGAAGAATATGTTTTTGAACAAGGAACTAAATATATTAAATTAGATAATGAAGGTTCTCCAATTATCCGCCCTTCATTTATCATAGATTATGCAATACTTTCTAATACTGGAAATAAAAGTGAAGCTTCCCAAATTGCCGGAAGATTAAAAGGTAATATGAAAGATTTTATTGGTTATAAAAGACCTATTGTTTATACAACAGAAAAATTTGATGAAATAGCAAAAGAATGGGAAAAAAAATCTACACATTTAGCTGAAATAGCATTCATCAAAGAAAAAAATGGTGAATTACCTATTATTAATAAACAAGAATTTAAAACATGTGGAGAAAATTATGAGTTTATTATTCATAATGAATTATTCCCTTCATATACAAAAGCTATGGATTTCTTAATAAAAAAAAGTAGAGATATGAAACAAAGACCTCGTGGTTCCAAAAAATCTGCCTTTCATAAAATTAATGAATATGTAGTTACATCTAAGTTACTAACCGTTGGTAAAACTGTTGAAGATCTTAAAGCTGAAGATAGATTAACAATTGATAAGGCAAATGACATACCTGCTGGTAGATGTATATCATCAACAAATAAAGGTAGTAGATTTCTTATCTTACCTGTTTATAAAAATATACAATCTCCACCAAAAAGCGTAGAATTTCAGGTAAGATATATTCGTTTTAAGTAATAAAATAAACTAATATATTTGTAAATGGAAATTATAAATGATTTTATCATTACATGGATTTCTTTTCATGGGATAATTGATATTTTTTTACCAATATATCTATGGCTGCCTATTTATTCTATTATCCCTATTATAACTATTTATTTACCTGAAAAATCTATTCAATATTTATTAGTTACACTAACCATTCATCATTTCTCAAATGATTTAGATTATATTTATCCATTTAATTATCCTTTGATAACCACTTTTTTATTTTTAGGTTTGTATTTTAAAGAATTATTAATTGTTCAAAGATCCTTAAAATTATACTTATGTATCCATACATCTATTAATATTCATGAACATTTAAAAGAATTTTATGTTTATTTTACATTATTTGCTATGTTTAACTTTATTTATTGTTGTAAACCTCTGATTTATCAAATAGAAAATATTATACAAAAACCGAATAATATTAGTGATTTCAAAAAAAGAATAATAATAGGTATTATTTTATCTCACACATTATGTAATTTATAAATTTGATTTATTTATATCAATTTTTATAAAACAAATTATGAAGATCTTTGATCATATTCACGGTTTTATCAATATCTGTAACATGGGTAAAAGAATTATTGATACAAAAGAATTTCAACGCCTCAGAAATATTAAACAACTAGGTTGCGTTTATTATGTATTCTTATCCGCTAGTCATAATCGTTTTGAACACTCGATTGGTGTTTATCATCTAACAAAACTTTATATGGATAATCTTAATAAACAAGAAACAACCTTTTCTAAGAAAGAATACGAACTTATCTCTATTAGTGCTCTAATTCATGATTTAGGGCATGGTCCATTTAGTCATTTATTTGATGCCTATGTTTCAAGGACAAATCATGAATATCGTTCCATTGAAATATTTAAGACGATGAATGATAAGTATGAATTTGGTTATTCGAAAGATGATATAGAATTTATGTATAAAGTCATTTATCCTGATGAAATTAATGATACTAAAAGACATTTGTATCAAATTGTTTCCAATAAGAATGGGATTGATACCGATAGAATGGATTATATGCTTAGAGATCTGAAAATGACAGGTATTGAAAATCGTTATAATATTGATTACAATTCGATGGTGTGTATTATGAATAATTCTAACATTCATGATAATTTTGGTTGTACAGATATCTTTTATAAAGAAGATATTAAATATCTATTGGAAATGTTCTTTCAAACAAGATATAATTTGTATAAGAAAATCTGTAATCATAAAACCGTTAAGTCTATGGAAATTATGATGGGCGAAATTCTTAATCTTACTGAAAATACATTTCACATTAACAAATCTATTCATGATAATGATTGGGAAAAATTCTGTTATTTCTCTGATACAATTGTCCATTCACTTGATTTTCTTTCTGATTCATCTAAAAATACCGATCAAGCTTATAAACTTTATCATCGTATCAAATGTAGAGAACATTATAAAATGATTGAAGAATATGAATCAAAAGATCCTCTTATTAATAAACAAATCAATCTAATGAAATATAATGATACAAACAAATATATTGTGAATCGTTCAATGATACAATTCTATAGTGAAACATACCCCCAATTTCTTGATGAAAAAGGTGTTGAAGTTCATAAAAGTTTCTTTGATGATAGAAATAAGAATCTATATCTAATCAAAGTATTTGAAAAATAAAATATTTTATATTATAAATGGCTGCTCCTGTTAATTTTTTACAATATTTTAGATCTATTCATGCTATGAATCGTTATAGTCCTGTAACTCTCCCTAAAGATACTATCTATAATATTCTTTATGAAATGGTTGGAAATCAAATGCCACAAGTTCAAGAACATGCCCAGGCAAATGGTTACCCAAATAATGTACAAGGCGCAAAAGAATTTTTAAGAGATAGATTAGATAATTTTATGATTAATTATACCGGTACCAAACGTTCTAAAAAACGTTCTAGGAAAAATTCTAGAAAAAGAAAAATTAGATCAAAAAAGAATTCTAGAAAAAAGCGTAGAACAAGAAAATAAAAACTTTTTTATATTATAATGAATAAATTTGTTATTTTAACTCTAATTGGTACAATAACAGGATTAGCGACAGGTGTCATTGGTGCCGGGCCAGAAGTCCTTATTGTTCCTCTTTTAGCTTATTTTAATGTTCTTGATTCAACCAAAAAAAGAATAGGAACATCATTATTTATGTTATTACCTCCAATAGGTTTATTTGCTGCTCTTAAATTCTATAGAAATGGTTTTGTCGATGTTAAAGCTGCTCTTTATATGGCATTTATTTTTACATTAGCAGCAAGTTATTCGGCAGAACATTCGGTTGAATTAAATCATGATTTATTAAGAAAAGTTTTTGCCGTATTTACTATTATTTTAGGATTTTATTATTTTTTTAAAAAAGATAAAGAAAAATAAACTATTTTTATAATATATGGAACAATGTTTTTTAAATAAACCTTCTTGGAATCCTGTTTTTTGGGATAATTTAAACGAAAAAGATTTATTAATTACAAATTGTTATTCTTATGCTTTTAATGTTATTGAGAAAAATAATGATCCTGATTCAAATGAACATAAATTACAGCCAGGTGAATTATCAAATTCTAATTTAAATAATTATTCTTGTGATACTATTATCAAAAATATTGAGAATGATTATAATATAAAACTAAATAAAGTAGGATTATATGATATTTTACCATGTAATCATTATAGAATAGCTATTGTTTTAGATGATAAAGGAAAATATAAAGATTATCATTTTTACAGACAAGATAGTGATGGCTTTTGGAGTCATAAACAAGGAAAAGATAAAATTAAAAGACATGATGCTAGTTTTGATATTATAAGAGATCCTAAAAAAGCTGATAGAAATTATTCAAGGGATGATGAAAACAAAGACAAATATAATTATGAAATATTCTGTGGTTATTTTTCAGTTCCTTATAATGGCGGACCTTTTTATCGATAGTGCGTTTTAGTTATTAATTTAAGTGAATTTATTTTATATGTTAGTATAAATGGATATTTTAACTTTATTTAATTCATTTAATCCTGGTCAGAAAGAATTAATGATGTCGCTTATGGAAGATTTAACACCTTTTGCTAAATCAACATATGGATTTGGTGTTCAGGCAAAAATTGAGTTGGAAAGTTATGAAGATGTTCATTCACGTCTTGATTTAGGTGATGTTGTAACTTTATTTCAATTATTGATTTATAGATGTTTTGTATTTCATGGTTATGGAGAATTGCGTGACGGGGTTTTTATTCCTATTGATGGTATTAATCAATGTGATAATCTATTACCTATTTATACACAATTATTACAAATATTTGATATGAGAACTCCTTCACAAGGTGTTGTTACTAGACAAGAATTTATTGATAACATTATAATACCACCAAATACAACTATTAAATCTATGGGATATAATTTTTGGATGTTAGCACATTTTTTTAGTAATAATATGTCATTTATTCCTCAACAATTCCCACAGATATTCAAATATTTTAATAGTTTAGAAACTAGAGTAGAAAGAGAATTAGAAAAAGAAAAACAATTTTTTAGAGAATTAGAAGCAATTTTCCCAGATATAAGAGATCCTGGTAACGATATAACTATATTATTGAATTCTCCTAGTCCTGTTGAAGTTTTAGGTCGTGTTTTTTTAACCATGACAAATGAACAAATTGCTGCAATAAGTCCCTCAGTAAAAGAATATATCGGTATTCCACAAAGTTTTGGACAGGGTATATCTGCTATTGAAGAAGTTCCCCAACCCATCACACCTGCTCTTTCTTCTAGAAGCGATTTATATAAAAATATGTTTCAACTTTTAAGAACTATTAATGATAATCCTCATACCCCTATAACACACGAACAAGTTCATTTTGTTAGTGCCTACAAAGCTACCTTTATTAATGCTTTACAGATTTTTACTTCCGACGTTAGAAGCAAAACACCACTTCCTATTGTTCAAAGATTAGAATTAGTACAAAAACTAGGTTTTGATGTCGAAGAAATAATACCCAATTTAGTATTAACCGATCAAGAAATTCAAGAACTTGATAGATATAATCAACAATTTGCTGGGCCATCCGAACCTGCTCCCGCTTTACCAGCAGAAGTTCATCCTGATTATATGGATGCCATGTTTGGAATGAATCCCGAAGGCATGCGCAGAAAAACTTCTCGTAAAAGTAAATCAAAGAAAAAGAGAAAATCAAAGAAAAAGAGAAAATCAAAGAAAAAGAGAAAATCAAGGAAAAGAAATATATTATGATTATATATGTTTGCTCAATATATTTATGATGATTATGAAAAAAATAATATTGTTAAAGTAGTTTTTAATTCAAGTATTAAAGATGATAATGATTTTGATAAATTTATTGAAGAATGGTTATATCTTTATAATTTACAAAAAGAATTTATTTTTATCTTTAATACAACTAATGTAGGATATATTCCTATTAAATACAGTTTAAAAATGAGTGCTTTTATTAAAAATCTTAAAAGTAAAGATTATCAATATCTAAAGAAAAGTATTATTCTTGTTCAAAGTAATTTTGTTAAAAATATGTTAGATCTTATATTTTATATTCAACCACCTGTTGCTCCAGTTTATCTCACTCAAAATAAAGAAGATATTAATAATATTTTAAATGAAAATATTTCTGAAAATATTGTAATTATTTTACCAGGTAAATCTTTCCTTAATTTATTTTAATTGAACAATCTTATAATAAATATACAAACCATAAAAATTTTTAGCTATTAAATCTAAAACATTATAACTTATATTTTTTAAATTATTTCCAGCCATAGCAGCAAAACCATACAAAGCCCAAATTATAAATACAAAATAAAATAATCTTTTATTTGTTTCATTGCCTTTTACATATTCTTCATAAACTAATTTAAATACCCAAAAGAAAAATACAAATCCAATCATAATACTAAAAGTCTTGTTTATTTTTCTTTTTTCTCCTAATAATCCAAATATTAACATTAATGCATTCAATATTACTATTTTCTTTATATTATCTGAATCTTCTAATAAGAAATTCTTAAAAGTTACTTTTCGATGATCATTTCTTTCTTTATAAAGATTATATTTCATAAATATTATTGTTGATAACAACATTAATGGTGTGGTAATAAACCAATCTGTATATCTTCTACTTATCATTGTATCAAAATTATTTAATGAATATGTTATCCATAAATATACAAACACTTCTACTATCTGAACACCCGTTTCTAATTTTAAAATATCTTGTAAAACACTATCCTGGTCATTTAATTTAACACCAAATCCTCTTAAACTTACTAAAGATGTAACTATTTGTAAAACTAATGATATATATATTGTTCTATGAACTAATTTTTTATCTAACTTAAACATTATATTATATAAAAATAAAAAAATAATTAATATAAATGATCAATTTATATCTTATTAGACATGGTGAAGCTCTTCATAATGTTCTTTTTAGACAACAAGGAATGAAAACTTTCTTTGATACCAATTTTTATGATACTAAATTAACTAATTTAGGTCAAAATCAAGCAACGCATTTAGGTGAAACTTGGGATGAAATAAATAAAATTGATTTAGTTATTGTTTCATCATTAACAAGAACTCTTCAAACCGCACAAAATATTTTTAAAGACAAAAATGTTAAAATGATTTCTCTTGATTGTTTAAAAGAATATCCACAAGGCCAACATACCTGTAATAAAAGGGATTCTAAAAATAATCTTGAAAATAAATTTCCTAATATAGATTTCACAAAACTAGATTCTGTTAATGATGAAATGTGGAATCCCAATAATGGTGAATCAATCGATTCCCTTTTATCAAGAATAAATAAAATGTATGATTTTATTGAAACTAGTAATTGTAAAAATATAGCAATTGTAAGTCATAATTCTTTTATTTCTATGATGAAATACGGAAAATTTCTTCGAATAGAAGATGGTGAAGAAGAATTAAAACATTGTTTTCCTTATAAAATGGAAATTAAATTTGATTAAATTTTTTTATATTAATAAAACAGAATGTTTCAGAAAATAAATATTCCGCGAAAAAATATAGTTTTAAAAGATGATTATTATATTAATTTATTTAAACTAAAACAAAGAAAAACGAAAACACCGAATCTCAAAATTAAACTAATCCACTTCATCAATAGTTGGTCCTGATTCTGGTGGAACATTTTCTGGCATACCACCAGGCATACCACCAGGCATACCACCAGGCATACCACCAGGCATACCACCAGGCATACCACCAGGCATACCACCAGGCATATCTTGACCTTGATACAACTTACTCATTACACCCGATATGCCTTCCTGAAATTCTTTTGTTTTTTGTTCAATCATTTCTTTATCTGTCATTTCACGATTATCATTCAACCATGTTTCATGTTCTGTAATTACATCTTTCACCATAACTTTATCTTCATCTGATAATTTTTCTGTAACTTCTTTTTTATCAAGTGTTGATTTCGTTTGATATAAAAGTGCTTCATATTGATTTATAGCATCAATCTTTTCTTTTAATTTATCATCTTCATCCTTAAACTTTTCAGCTTCTTTTACCATTTTTTCAATATCACTCTGCGATAAACGATTACCATCATTTTTAATTGTTATTTCTTGTTTCTTTCCTGTACCCTTCTCCAATGCAGAAACATTCATAATACCATTTGCATCTAAATCAAACGTTACTTCTATTTGAGGAACACCTCTCGGGGCCGGTGGAATGCCATCTAAATGAAAATCACCTAATAAATTATTATCTTTTGTCATTGTTCTTTCCCCTTCATAAACCTGAATATTTACACCGGACTGATTATCTTCATATGTTGAGAATGTTTGTGATTTCTTTGTAGGAATTGTTGTATTTCTAGGAATTAATTTTGTCATAATACCCCCAGCTGTCTCAATACCCAATGATAATGGAGCAACATCCAAAAGTAGTAAATCACTTGTTTTATCTCCTTTAACTGTTCCCCCAGATAAAATTGCCGCCTGAACAGAAGCACCAAAAGCTACTGCCTCATCTGGATTAATATTTTTACATAATTCTTTTCCATTAAAAAATTCACTAATCAATGATTGAATCTTCGGAATCCTTGTACTACCACCAACTAATACAATTTCATCAACACTATTTTTACTCATCTTAGCATCTTTTAAAACTTTCATAACAGGTTCAATACATTTTTGAAATTGACTCATACATAATGACTCAAATTTCGCTCTAGTAATATTTGTAAAAAAATCATTACCTTCAAATAA